TCACAGGCTATTGCACTTGGCGCCTCAACGCTCGTCCGCCACTTTTGGCTTGACCAGCACGCGCCGGCATACCCTGAACTATGGACTTACAACATTCAGTCCATGACCATTTACCGTACCTATGGTGACTACCAGCCAATTGACTTTAATCATGGTGGCGTCCGCGGCCCAGACGTAACCGACGGTCACGTTTGGATTCGACTAGGTACATTTGCCCCCGAGGGCTCACGAATTGAAGTTGTTTATGACGGCGGTTATACAAACGGCATTCCACCGTCATTGCGACGTGCGTGCTTGTTCCAAGCCGCTAAATTTATTATGCTTGAATTTGAACCACAAACCCGTCGCGAGATGAACCTTGACGACATAGACAAGCAAATTAACAGTCTAATTGGGCCTTGGGTACGTGGTTAATGCCAGTTAAGACAATTGTTTACGGCAAAACGTCTAAATCGGAAAAAAACTTCGCTAATTTTGCAGCCCGGCTTGACATTATCAAGGAACGCCTTGAAGACCCACAGCCGGCACTAAACTCAATTGTTGCAGAGTTTGGCCTCATGGAAGCGCAACGTTTTCTTGATGGCGGTTTTGCTCCTGAATTTGGCATTAATAAAGCATGGACTCCTATTAGCAAGGAGCAAGGGTATAATCGCAATTCTGAGGGCGGAAACAAAAACACCGACCAAACCCTTTTGAATTTTGGTTATCTTGCTCGAGCCGCATCTAATCCCGAACTAGATTATGTTGGGGTTAAAGCGGTAAAGATGATTATTGACCCAACCCGGGAAGCGCCCAGGGGTTATTCTCATGGTCGCAACTATGGTGAGTTTCACCAACACGGATTAGGCCAAAACCCTAAGCGTGAAATTGTTACCATCACACCAGCGTTTGTTAAAATCGCTAACAAAATTATTAAAGTCTACGTGCTTGAAGGCGCAGGAAAAGAAGTTGACCGCAAAAAGGTTAACATTCCTTCTAACACTTGGCGTCGTGAAGACGTTAAAGCGGAACTCCGCAAGTACGAACGTCGAATGGAACGTCGCAAGGCGGGCCTTCGCACTTTTGGTGAAAGCCACATTATTCACAGTGGTCGCGGCATTCCCAAATACGAACAGCAGTCAACATTCCTTGGCGGCGGAAGACTTGGTAAGAGGGGCTACTAATGGCAAACAAAGAGTGGTGGACAAATTGGTCCATGACAGACCTTGGCGATGCTTACGGTCCGGTCTACGGCGGTCATTCAGTTCAAGAGGCTTTTTACAACACGCTTCAGACGTGGTTTCCAACTTACATTGCCGAATTCAATCGTGCAATTGGAAGTAACGTTCTTGCCGTTCCTTTTGAATATCGCCACCGCCCCGATTATCGCACACTGCCCCGCAACGCAAAGGCAGCAGTGTTAGTAACGGTTCCTGGCACAGCCGGGCAACCAGAGATTTACCAAAACAATGTTCGTGCTCACTTTCACGTTGACGTTATGGTGTACATTTATGGTACAACCGACTGGCAAGAAACAGAAGCACTTACACAGGCGTATGCGTCCTGTATCCGTACCTGCATTGTTCAAAATCGTGCCCTCGGCGGTCTTGCCGAAAGCACTATTTGGGTGGGCGAAGAATACCTTGAAGGCGAACACAGTTCCGGTCGAACAACCGGCGTATCGCACATTCGTTTCTTGGTTACCATCGGCAATGTAATGAACATCTTTGGTGGTGTTCCTGCTCCCTCTACAGCGGCCCCAGCGCCGTTGCCAGAAGTGGAAACGTACAACATTACCGTCGAGAAAGAATCGCTATGAATCAAATCACAATTCTAATCCAGTCGAACTATGTAGTATTTGACGACTTGGGGCAACCGATGGCACAAGGAGAAATCCACACTGTCAATCAGACGCCGGTTATTGAGGACCTTATCTCAAATGGTCAAGCCACTATTGTCCCTACGCCCGTAGTCGAAGCGCCGGTTCAAGAAGTAGCACCAAAGGCCGCCACAACAACAAAAAATTCTAAGAATCAGGAAACTGTTTCAACTAGCACAGGAGAAATCTAATGGCTCAAGCCCCAGGCACTTATGTTACAGTGACCGCTAATGCCGCCAATGTTGCAGTCCAAAACCCCACGGGTACTTGGTTTGCACTTGGTGTTGCCGCCGGTCCTGCCAACATTCCGGTCCCCGTTCAGTCAATGAACGACTTTAACGCCGTGTTCGGTCAGATTGTGAACGGTCAGATTACTGGTCGCTACACAACCGCCAACGTAAACAGCACATTGCTGTACGACGCCCTTGACACGTATTTCCGTGAAGGCGGCATGCAGGCTTACGTAGTCCGCGTTCAGCCCACTTCGACCGGTGTTGCCGCCACTTCCGGCACAACTGGTGGTGCCTGGACTCTTACCGCTAGCGGTAAGGGAACATGGGCTAACTCGTCAAGCGCCGCCGCCAACGGTGTTATCGTTACCGTTAACTACATTTCAGCCGGTAACTACAGCGCCACAATTGCGTACAACGGAAACATCAACGCTTCAATCACTGGTCTTTCTGGTGACACCGACATTATCAACTGGATTAACTCGCTGCCTCTTTATCAGGGCCTTGTTAGCGCCGCCTCGTCTGCCGGTGCTTCGACACTGCCGACCACAACCGCCGCGCCTCTCGTTGTTTACATGACCGGTGGTACGGACGTTGCTGTTGTCGACGTTGACGTTACAGCCGCTCTTGCTTCAATCACCGAAGCCTACGGTCCCGGTCAGGTTTCGTACCCCGGTAACACCGACGCTGCAATGTACGTTAGCCTTGCTAACCACGCCGCTGCCTTTAACCGTGTCGCCTTGCTGGACGCGCCCAACTCGGCCACCGCAACCACCGTTGCTTCCGCCGTGTCGACCTTCCAGGGCAACTCGAGCGTTACCGACCCTTCGTACGCCGCGTTTTTCGGACCTTGGCTGCTGACCCCCGGTAACGTCAACACCAACCCCTCGGCAACAAACCCCTACGCGTTTACTCGCACAGTCGCCCCTGTTGCTTTGGCTGCCGCCAAGATTGCACAGACCGACGCTGGACACGACTCAAACGTGCCTGCCGCTGGTTTGGTCAACGGTGCCGCCTCGTACGTGACTGGTGTTACTCAAGTTTACAGCGCCGCCGACCGCGGCACCCTGAACTCTGCCGGTGTGAACGTTGTTCGTAACGTACCTAACGTTGGCACAATCTGCATCTATGGCTTCCGCTCCGCTGCCGTGAACCCTGCTTGGATTTACTTCAGCAACGTGCGCTTCCGCATGCAGGTTGTCAAGCAGTTCGACGCCATCGCAGAAGGATACGTGTTCCAGGAAATCGACGGCAAGGGACAGTTGTTCTCGAAGTTGTCGGGTGCCCTCGGCGCTCAGTGCCAGGCATACTGGCTGCGCGGAAGCCTGTACGGCCCAACAGCCGGCAGCGCCTACGTGGTCAACGTTGGCCCAACGGTCAACACCCCTGCCACCATTCAGGCCGGTCAAATCAACGCTGTTGTGAGCCTCAAAATGTCGCCATTCGGTGAGTTTGTGAACATCAGCATTGCCAAGTACGCCGTAACCGCTACGCTTCCCCAATAATCAGAACTAGCCTTTAAGGAAAACAAATGTCATCAACAAATTACACCAACGCAGGGACACCTACGTACTTTGGTTCCGAGCAGCAGTTTCTTGTGTCGCTCAGCATTCTTACGGCGCCTTCCAACGTTACCTTCTCGAGCAACCTTGCTGCAAACGCATCCGTAACGTTCGACAAGTTCAGCGGCGGCGACGTGCAGAGCACAATCAACAAGCATCGTCCCGGCGGCATGGGTCCCGAGATTTCGTTCTTGGCCCTCCCCACGTACTCGGACGTTTCAATCTCAAAGGCTTGGAACACCGGCACAGACAACGCTCTGTGGCAGGACCTTACTAGCGTGATTGGTAACTCAATTGCGCAGGTCACGGTTCAGCCCCTTGACGACGGCGGTAACGCCTGGGGCGCTGCCACTGTCTACACGGGTCGCATCAACAAGGCTATGCCTGGTGGTACTGACTCGAACAGCAACAGCGTTCGTTTGCTTGAAGTTGGCCTTTCGGTCGAGACGGTTGGCCTTGTTACGGCTAACGGCGTCGGCTCCGATGGTTCGACCACGCCGAGCACCTCAATGGGCGCTTCTCTTTGGGGCACTCAAACAATCATCTAGTCTGATAGACTAGCAACATTATAAACCTTGGAGGAAACATGGTTGATTTTACTATTGACGGGCAAGAAATTTCTACGGCAACAGAGGGGGAGATTGTCTCTGCTCCTGCGGAAGCAACTCCCCTTCTGTCGCTGAAGAAGCGCCGTGAGCAAATTGTTAATGACTTGTACATTGACATTAAGGTTCCACGCTGGGACAACCCAGAACTTTACCTGCGCTTCAAGCCTGTTTCGGCAACGAAACTGGGCAAGACAATTGAGAAGTATCAAAACAAGGCAAAGGCCGACAAGAACACAGACTGGTCATTCTTGGCCAACGCTGAGATGCTTCTTGACGCTTGCATCGGTATCTACGCTGTTGTAGATGGCGACAAGGACAATAAGTTGTCGCTTCGTCCCAACGAGCCTCACAGCCCTTGGACGCGCTTTGACGAGGACATGGCCGCTGCGCTTGGTATTGAAGCCGCGCGCGCCACAGATGTTGTTGTCGCCACCTTCTTTGCAGAGGGTGACCTCATTGAAACGGCAAACCGTTTGTTCCGTTGGAGCAACATTGCCAACAATGAGGCTGACGAAACTTTCTAGAAGCCCTGCGCGAAGACCCCTACGTTGAATCGGCGGGGTATGCCGCATACCTAGGCATGGACCCAAACGTCCTACTAAGCCAGGGCACTGAAGACTACATGATTAGCATTGCCGTGCTTCAAAGCGCAATGAAATTAAAGAATTCAGAAAAAATCGAAGAAATCAAAGTTCTCGCGGAACTAATTGGCTATGAATTCGCAAAGAACCTAGCCAAGATTTTCTAACCACCAACTCCGCTTACAAATTTACTTGGGCGGCAGGACAGCCGCTACCTCTACGGGGGTAGCGGTTTTCTTGTTTATAAGGGCCAATTATGGACGAACAGTTAAGTTTTAATCTAGAGTTCCGCACGTCTGATGCGGTCAAAAATATTGAGAACCTTCAGGTCTCTATTGATGACTTGTCAACGTCGATGGACGATAACGTCAAAGTCGGTGCCGACCTTGTTAAAGGTCTTGACAGCGCAACGACTGCTTCTAGCGACTTAACTAAATCAATTAGCGACCTTGCCAAAGTCATGGCCGACGTTGCCAAGGCAAGCGAAGACAACGTAGTTGCTACGGACGCAAACACAAAGGCAACAGAAGAAGCCATTGCTGTTCAGGCAAAAGAGATTGAAGAACTTCGCGGCCTTATTGTTGCGTTGAACGAAGCCGCTGCTGCCTCACGTGAAATGGCTTCTGCGGATGTTGAATCCGCCTCCGCGGGCAAGGCGGCAAGCACCGCTCGCGCAGAGTCAACAAGCATTCTCACAAAACTCGGGAACCTTGGTACGCCAGAGTTGATGAAGGCTGCAACGTGGAGTGCCTTTGCCGTTGGCGGTATTGCATACGAAGCCGTCAAGCAATACGCTTCGTTCAATTCTGCTCTTACGCAATCAATTACTCAAGCCGGGCGCGCACAAAACAGCATGCCTTTCTTGAGCCAAACCGCAATGAGCATCGCTCAGCGTACCGGTATGCACCTTACCGACGTTGCAAACATTATTTACCGTGTTTCGTCTGCAACTGCCAACTGGAACAAAGGACTTGGTGCCACTAACGCGCAGTTGGCGCAAATGGCTCAGCAAACGGCAAACCTGAACGTTCTTGGTGGCGTTTCCGGCGGTGCCCCTTCAGAGCAGTCTGCCCGAATCATGGGTGCTGTTATGAATGCCAACCTGCAAGGTGTTGGCACCAGCGCCGCGTCCGCAGCCGCGTGGGTTAACGCATCGGTCGGTGCTGGTGACATTAAGCAATCAGAGTTTATCTCTGCCATGGGTCGAGGTCTTCTTGCCTCTCTGTCGGCACACAATATCTCTGCTTCCAGTGGTTCTGCGTTCGTTGACCTTCTGACGACATTGGGTACGCCAGGTTCAACCGCTGGTCAGTACGCAAAGACTGCGCTTACCCTGATGACCGCGCCTAGTGCGCAGGGCTCAACCGCTATGTCCATGCTTGGCATTAACGTTGGTCAGTTGGGCGCGTTGCTTCAGCAAAAAGACGGTATTACCGCTGCGGCTGAATACATGCGCAAGCAGATGCAAACGTTTAATCCTGCCGCCACCACACTGCCCGTTACCGAAAAGTTGGCAAACGGTTCCAGCGTTGTATTGACGGGTAGGGCTGCCGCAGAATACCAACTTGAAAAATGGACTTCTGGCGCGCTTCCTAAAAGCGTCATTAACGCCTGGGCGACAGGACACCTTGCCTCTTACACCGCTTCGCAATTAGGCACCACAACTTCAGGTGCTAATGGAGCCGCAGTTTCGGGCGCCCAGTGGCAGAACACGCTTCAGAACCTTATTATTACCAAGGCATTTGGTGGTTCACGCAGTTCCGCAACCATTGACGCCCTGATTAACAACGTCGGTCAAATTGCCGGTATTCAGCAATATATTGACACTCACTCAACGGCAGCGAACTACAATAAAGACGTTGCCATTGCAATGAACACGCCGCAAGTGCAGATGCGTCGCATCGAAGAACAAGTTATGGTTGCTCTTGTTCGCTTTGGTAAAGAGATTACGCCTATCGCTCTTCGTCTCGGCCACGCTTTTGCCGACATAATTACTTGGTTGACCAAAACCAAAGCAGTCCTTATTCCGCTTGTAGAGTTTATTGGCGCAATGGCTGGCGTTGCTGTTGTTTCTAAAGGTGCCAGGTTAGTACAAGGATTCATCGGAATGTTTGGAAAGGCTTCCGGCAGCCTTGGACGTTTCTACGGCAAAATTGCCGGTGGCGACGTTATGGACGAAAGCATCCAGCGCACCAAATTGGGAGGATTCTTTGCTTCGCTAAGCCGCAATAGCAACCTTTTCTCAACGCCCGCCGACAAGATGAACCTTGCTGCGGACAAAATGCTCGAGGCTGCTGGTGTGGGCGGTGGCGGAAACCCTCTCGCAAAACTGTTTGGCAAGGGTGAAAAAACTGCCCTTTCAGACGTTGAAAAGTCTTTGCTTACTAAGGGCGAAGCAGTCACCAAGGCTTCCGTTCGCCAAGCACTTATTGACGCAGGAAAGATTGAAGGAGCCGGACGCGGTAAGGAAGCAGAACAACTTATTGGCTCCACCCTTGACAAACTTCGTGGCATTCAAGGTGGCGCCCTTAAAGAGGTCGGTTCTTTTGTCGAAAAAACAGGAGCCAACGACATTGTTGGTCTTGCTGAAAAAGAGGGCGGTGGTCTTCTTGCTAGATTTGCCGGCGCTGGTGTGGGCGACATTGCGGGCGGCCTTTTGGGTGGCCCCATTGGCATGCTTGCCATGTCAACCATTGGCCCAATGCTTATGCCATACATTGCTAAGGGGCTTGGCTCTGCCATCGGTGGCTTGGGCCACTTTTTTGGTGGTTTGTTTGGCGGCGGCTCAAGCGGAACTCAAAAACCAATCGTACCTATTAAGCCAACGGGTTCGGTGGCGCTAGGCCCAGCCGCTCTAAATGCTGAAATTTTAAACGCACAAGCGGACATGACTCGTCTTTCTGGCCTTATTGGAAGCAATAAAGCAACAACATCAGACTACGCCAAGTTCTATCAAGACCAGCAAACCATTAGAAACGTACAAGGTCAACTGAATCTGTTCAAAGGTTTAAGTACCAGCGCTGCAAGCGCAAAGGTTATTGCGGCCAATGCGGCAAATCTTAAAAACTGGACAGCGCAAGCGACGAATTTAGCGTGGGTTTCCAGCAGCCTTTCATGGGCTCGGAATGAAGGCGGCTATGGAAGTAACGAAGGCACTGTTCTAACCTACGCCTCTTTGCAAAAACAAGTTCCATCTCTTAATACTTTGCCCACCAGCACTCAAGCGGCTATTAAGAGCATTTATGCTAAATACTCAAGCGCAAATTGGTCTGGCGGAAACCAAGCACTTCTTAACGACGTTCAAGGCGTTCTTAAGGGAACCGAAAATCAAGTTAAGACGCAAATTTCACAATTGCCTCAAAGCGTTTCGTTAACTGGCGCTCAAAATGCAATTAAGAATCAAATGGCAAACGACACTGCAAGTAAGTCGCTTTTAAAGCAAGCCTCGCAAGGAAACCTTGGCATTGGAACCGCGTCAAGCGTTTATGCGCAATTAACGCACGCCTCAATTTCGTCTGCTCTTGACTCGGCTTCGGACACTCGAGCCGCAGCCGCTCAAGCCGCAGCCGGCAACCTTGCCGCAGCCAAGGCTTTGAAGGACGCCGCCGCAACGCTCAAGGCTCAGTCCGTCGCGGAAGCAAACGCCGCTACTGGCGTGGCGCAAAAGAACGGCCTCAACCCTCAAAACATGAGTGCTTTGGCCAGCGCGGTTCAAACGTCTTTTGCCAACGCCGCCACAAGCATTGGTCTTACACCAAGCGGCATGGCGCAAGCGTTTAGTTCGGCTCTTAACGCGCCGCACGGTGGCCTTAAGGGCGCTGTGCTCAAAATCATCAAGCAGGGCACTTCAGGAAAGTGATAGACTAGGAAAACATGGGATACGCAGACGGCAACGTTAATACAAAAACACAAGTAACGTTTACACCACAAGGCGTAAACAATGACGCTTATTTTCCCGTTGTCGGAAACCTTCTTGGCGACTCAACATTTAGTCAAGTTCAAGGCGCTGGTGGTTGGCAAATTGTAGAACGCCCTAAAAACACCTCGGCAACCCAGTGGTATGACCGTGCTTTGTATCAAACCCAGATGACTATTATGTTCCAAAACGACATGCTCCCTAGCGGCAGAAGCGTTACGGAAATGTATGAACAATTGATTTCCTGGGTTGAGCCAATCCCAAACACATATCAACCTCCGGTTTTTAAAATCTCTGGTCCAACGGCTGCTGGTTCTTCTACTCTTTGGTATCTTTATTCTTTTGAGTTGCGTGAAGCAATCCGTGACGGGCAAACAGGCGAGCCACTTCAGCAAACCGTTTCCATTGTTTGCTACGAATACCAAAGCCCTATTCCCAGTGTTCAAAGCCACGCCGCCCAATCGAGTAAAAAAACGTCAACCCCTACAAGCCGGCCATATCTTGTAAAGGCTAATGAAACTTTGCAACAAATTGCAACAGGGCCCAATGGCTACAAACACTGTAAAAAGTACACAACTCTTAACACGTGGATTGCAGAAGTAGGTCGGTTAAACAACCTTAGAGACCCTAAAGACACAACCAAAATCAAAGCGCACACTACTATTAAAATCCCCGTATAATCATGGCTCACAAGAAAAAAGCCGCAACAAGAAAAACTACAAAAAGCGCCACGTCTGGCGTTACCGATACTGTTGTTGCAAATCCTTCAATGGTCCCCGACAACAGCGGGAAACTTAAACTTCAAACGCTGCCGACGGGCATTGGGTTTGGACCAGACGACCTTGCAAACTTTGTAACTCTTGACCCCAAAACGGGAACCGTTTATCAAAAACTTGGTTACTATTACGAAGACGCAATTACCGACATTATTCTTCAACAAAACATGCTGGGAACGTCAACTATTACCATTCAGTTGACAGACCCCACGCGTCAGATTTTGCGTAGTACCGGAGCCGGAAGCAACAAGACCACAGGCGGTTTTCTTTCTTTTGCTGAAGTTACTGACTCCGCCGCTGGTGGCGGTGGTCAAGGAATCAAGCAAGGGCTTACTTTAATTGTTGCCGGAACAGGCAATGGCAGAACGCAACCCTTTGTTGACTCAAGCGCGCTTGCTGCCGCTTCCAATTATGTGCTTACAACCGCGGACAAAAAAGTTATTCAGCAATCAAACAAATTGGTTTACACGCTTGTGCAATTTGTCAAATCCGGCGACCAGGTGCAACTGGTGTTTGAATCAGAAGCGGTTTTTCGTCTTCAGCAACAACGCGGTAACGGCAACATAACTAGCACCACAAGCGCGGGCGTAACCCCGTTTATGGCAGGTCTTGTAACGGCCCTTAACCCCGCTCCAAAAAACAGTTTTTATTCAGACATTAACCTTGTTGCGCCAGACTACGCCACAATTTGGAACGCTCTTACGGGCAATAACAATGTTCCGGTAATTACGGTTGCATTGGGTCGAGGCACTACAACAGACCCGTATGAAGACTCATGGACAGCAATGAGCCGCATCGCTTCGAGTATTGGTTGGCGCATCTGGGAAAACGCTAATACCGTTTATTTTGGCCCAGACGAATACTGGCTTGGTATTCTGCCAGGGCAAAACGGCGAGCCGCCAATCAACAAAATTAAAGGCACAACCGGCAAGAATATGCAGGTTATCTCAGAGTTCAATGACACAATTCAGTTGATTGACTTTGACTGGGACGTGGGCAAGCCCCTCGGTCAAGCCACGGTAACTTGCATGCTTGACAACTGGCAATTTGACATTGGCGAAATTGTTATGGTTTCTGGCTGTGGAATTGCTGACGGGCAGTGGATGGTTTCGTCTATGCAACGTGACGCATTTAACCCACAGGCTTCAATCGTCCTTCAGGTTCCAATGCCATACGGTCAAGTTTACGACCCCAGTTCCCAGCCTCTTGCTCCGTTCCCAATTGGTTCAGAGTACAGCGCCGCCGCATGGGCCGCTATTGCATCTGCAAACGGCTCCCCCACAACTACAACAACGACAGGTTAACAATGAGAAGTCAAGACACGTTTACTCTTATGCAAAACCAGTTGAAGTGGCAAGGAAATATCTTTGCATCTGGGCGGCAGACAGAAGGAACGTATTATGGCACCGTTGTGCAGACAGACGCGTCCGTAACAGACGGTTCAATCACTGCTGGAAATTTGACTTTTACAATTCCCTCATACAGTGGCACGCAAGTATGGGGTCCGGTCCCGTATCCGGGTTCTGTTGCTCCGCCGGTCGGCACGTCTTGCACCGTTACATTTACACCTCAAAACGTTCCGGTCATTCACGGATTTCTTGGCTTTGGAAATGGTAGCGGCGCACAAGGGCCACAAGGCCCGCAAGGCGCGCAAGGTTCTCAGGGCTTGCAGGGCTACCAAGGCCCTCAGGGAGCGACGCCATCAACCGTTGGCGATAGTGGCTGGGCAAACGTTTCTTCTTTTTCTAATGGCTTTGGCTCTGCTGGAACGGCTCCTGCTTATCGGCTACTAAACAATGTTGTATACCTTCGGGGCAACGTAACCGGCGGCTCCGCAAACGCTACGGCATTTACTCTTCCTTCGGGATACCGGCCTTCTGCCGCAACGGTAATTATGACGCAAAACTTTGGCACGTCTGGCTACACGTACGTGACGGTAAATACTGACGGTACCGTTGTTCCCAGCGCATCGGCAACGTGGCTTTCTGGGATTGTTTTTCCAATTGGATAAAGTAAATCCTTGATTTTTCTTCTTGTATGGTGTATTATGTCTCTATAATGGGGCATTTACTGCCGCTCTGAGGGGAACGACATGATTTCAATATTTACGCCGAGCCACAATCCTAAATATCTTGATGAAGCCTATGAAAGCATTAGGGCTCAAACCATTCAAGATTGGGAATGGGTGGTTCTTCTCAACGGTGATGCCCATTGGGAGCGCCCAAATTACGATGACCGCGTTCGGGTAGCATACGCCGAGCCCCACATGAACGGCTCTGTAGGCGCGCTTAAGCGCCACGCCGTCGACCTTTGCTCCGGCACCATTTTGGTCGAATTAGACCACGATGACACGCTTGCACCAACGGCACTAGAAGAAATTAAAAAGGTTTTTAACGGAGACCCCGAAACCGTTTTTGTTTATTCAGACTTTGCTCATCTTGACGTTGACGGCAAACCGCACGCTCACATGTTTGACCAAACATACGGTTGGAACTATTACACCGATGGAGAGCACGTCGTTTGTGCCGGCATGAAGCCCACGCCCCACAACGTTTCGTTTATTTGGTATGCTCCAAATCACGTGCGCGCTTTCCGAAAGTCCGCTTACGACGCCGCAGGCGGATACGATTATTCACGCAAGGTTCTTGATGACCAAGACCTTATGGCTCGGCTCTACCTTCAAGGCAAGTTTCATCACATTGAAAAATGCTTGTATTACCAGCGTCTTCACGGGGAAAACACTCAAGTAGACCCAGAGACCAACGTTTTCATTCAAGAGGAAACCGTTCGTCTGCACTCTCAAAACATTCAGTCCCTTCTTTTAAAGTGGTCTGAAGACAACGGGCTTCTCGCTTTGGACTTGGGCGGTGCGCACAACCCCGCGCCGGGATACAAAACCGTAGACTTGCACGAACCCGCTTATTACGTCGGTGACATTTTCAACGTTTTGGGCGAACTCGAAGACAACTCAGTAGGCGTTATTCGTGCTGTTGACTTTTGCGAACACATTGCCGACAAGATTCGTTTGTGGAATGAGTTTTACCGCGTTCTTGCTCATGGTGGCATGGTTGTAAGCCTTACACCCAGCACCGACGGACGGGGCGCCTACCAAGACCCAACGCATGTTGCGTTTTACAATGAAAATAGTTTCTGGTATTGGGTTGACGACAATTACCGTCGTTACGTCCCAGAAATTAAAGTAAACTTTCAAGTAAGCCAACTCTTTACACACTTCCCTTCAGAGTGGCACAAAACACACAATATCCCTTACGTCTGCGCCAACCTTATTGCTATTAAGGAGGGGCCACGCCAGGGGGGCAGACTAGGAATCTAAAATGGCTGACGCAATTACAGAACTTACAGAAACGTGGGTTGAAGGCAAAGGCGTTCAACTTAATTGGACCGCGGCAGATGATGCTACGACCGGTTCTTTGTACGAAGTTTATGTATTGCAAAACGTCAACCAAATGGTTCCAACGTGGTCGCTTGTTACAACTCTTGGGGCAAACGTCGTAAGACAAACTGGTCAAGCGTCGTATTCGCTTGCGGCCCCAATGACTTCTTACTTTTATCAGTTCCCGTCTCTTACAAGCCCCCCGCTTTCGGTGGCATTTAGTATTATCCATGTTGACTCAACCGGTGCAGAAAGCGACGCATTAAACGTCTCTTCTTTCCCCCCTCCCGTTAATCCGGTTTTTGGGCCGCCGCATTTTCAGAATGGCATTACACTTGACCCCTTTGGTCAAATCGCCATGAACCCGCAAGATTCTTACGAAGAAATCTCTGCCTCTGTTGCAATGGTTGTGGGTGCTTTGGTTGGCGAACGAACAATGCTCCCGGACTTTGGCATTCAAGACCCTACATTTGCCGACGTAAATGCTATTGAAATCCAAGACGCAATCAATCAATGGGAACCTCGAGCCAACGCAAGGGTTTCTGTAAAATATAACGACCAAAACGTTGCCTCTGTGGGCGTTGCCATCACCAGCAGTTTAGGAAATAAATAATGAGCGGTTACATTGACATTCCCATCGTAACAGAGGCTGACGTACTTGTTCAGCAATCTCTTGCCTCAATTGCTGCCAACGTTCCCGGCTGGGTGCCGCGTGAAGGCAACCTTGAAGTTCTTCTTCTGGAACAGTTTGCCTCAATGGCCGCAGAGGCCGCTAACGTGGCTTCTGACGTCCCCAAATCTATCTTTCAATATTTCGGTTCACTTATCGGAATTACACCAAATGCGGGCCTTCAAAACCAACTTTACACAACATGGACATTGGTTAGCAACGCCCCTACCGGTGGATACCAAATTGCCGCCGGAACCGTTGTCGGCCTCTTCTTTTCCGGCGCTTCTTACCAGTTTCAACTTGTAAATAGCATTACAATTGCAGCGGGGACAAACGCGCTTACCAACGTTCTTGTTGAAGCAGTAACCCCAGGCACCGCTTACAACATTCAGAACTTTTCAAGTTTTAACTCCGTTGGCGCATTCTTGCAACTGCAAACTCAAAACCCCAACATCTCTAGCGTTGTGGTTACGGCAACCCCTGCAACAAACTCAAACCTTGTAGCGGGCACTGACCCAGAGACAACAGATTCATTCTTGAGCCGTTTGACGGCAGAATTGCAACTTCTTGCGCCCCGCCCAATTACGCCCAGCGACTACGCGTTGTTTGCTCAAAACGTATCCGGCATTTACCGTGCGCAGGCATTTGATGGCTTCAACTCTTTGACCAATCTTTTCTCTGCCGCTAACGCAAACTTTACAACAGCATCGACTTCTGGTTCCGCCCCCTCTGGCTGGGGTGTTGTTGGTGACGGAACAACAACTGTTCCATCTATATCGACCCCCGGAACTTCGCCGTCAAACTACTTGCAATTTACAAGTACGTCAACCGCGCTTCCAAGCGGGCTTGCAGTAAACACCGCAACAACGGCAGGTGCGTCTTCAATAAAGTTGACGACAACCGCTTTGCACACAACTGCAAGTTCTTCAGCGCCAGACCTTTTCTTGATTTCCGACAGCACAAACGGCAATGAAATTGTAATTGCAACAGCCGTTTCAGCCGCTTCCGGTGGTGCGCAAACATTGACGCTGGCCGCCCCAATGCAGTACGCTCACTCAACAAGCGCAACCGCAACCTTGCTTCAAGGTGCGTCGGCACCTGCCGCTACGGGTCTGTACGCAAACTCTTATTGGTACCAAGCCGCCGCCGTCATCAAGGCTGCTGGTTCCGCGCCGGCAACAACGGCAACAGAGCGCCCGTACATTGTGGCTCTTGCCACTTACATTGACGGTTCGACGCGCGCGTTTTCTTCATTGCCACAGTTTGACGATTCCCTTTACACCTACACGTCAAACTCAAAAGTTGTTTGCTGCAACATTCCCTCAACAAACGCAAACTCTGCAAACGTGCTTGCTTTTGACCCCGGTGTGCCAACAATTTATTCGGCAACCAACCCTAACGCTCCACGTCCATACGTAACAAACATTCAAATGTACATTGCTTTTTCCACAACGGAAACAAGCAAGACGCACGAAGTTACTTACGTGTCGCTTAATGAGGTTCAGGTTGACCTTTCTTCCGCTCAAAGTCAAACGCTAACAAACAGTGACTACAACTTTATTCCTGACGCCACCTTCCTTGACTACGAATTCAGCGGTGGGTACGGCTCGTCCTGGAGCAACCCAAATGGTACTGTCATATTGCCGGGAACGGGAGTTCAGTACCAGGGAACCGGCTCCGCACTCGGCTCCGCCCTTACGGTAAGTTCGCAAATCTTTAATTTGTCGCACGTCGTTTCTGACACCACGGCAACCACGCGCACGTACACGTTGTTTGCGACCGTTAACGCCAATTACGTGACCGGCACAACGTACAGCAACATTACGATTCAAGTTGTCAACGTTGCCACATCTGCCGTTCTTGCTACTGTTAGCCCTGCGGCTGCGGCCACGGTGACGCTTCCAATTACGTTTACGCTTTCATCTGCGGCTGACGTTCAGGTTAACATTATCTTTGGAGCCGGCCTCAACGTGCCATTGGGTTCGAGCGTTATTGTTTCAAACGTTGCAGTTGTCTCTGGCTCGTACACATTGACAACGCTTCCGGCGCTCAACCAGTACAACTACACATGGACGCCAGGTGGACTCTACAACCCCAACACGTTTAACTACCCTCGCACCGTTTCTGTTGTGCCCGTTGATGCAAATGGTTTGCCGGTTGTTCCTTCAATCGCCCAAAGCCTCTCTGCCTACCTTGCAACCCGTCGCGAGACAAACTTTACGGTTAACACGATTAACCCCAATTACATTCCAATTGACGTTCAGTACACTATTTACGTTTCGCCGGCTTACACAACAACGTCAGTGCAGTCTTCGGTTACCGCCGCTATTCGTTTGTTCCTAAGCCCCGCTAACTGGGCTGGTGGAACAAACACGCCGCCATATTGGAATGGAGCCGCAACGTCGGTAAACATTATGGACCTTGCCACAATCATTGGTTCTGTTGAAGGCGTATCAAACGTTGTTACCGTAAGCGCCAGAACTTCATACCCAACCGGCGGAGCCTACTTGACCACAACGGTCCCGCTTTCCGGAATCGCTCCTCTTCCAATTGCTAACGCAATTGCCGGAACGGTTTATGCCAATACAAGCAACACGTTTACTGGACTTTAATTATGACGGTAACCTTACCGAATAGTTACAACACCCAGTCGATTTATAACACGGTGCCGCAATTTATCCAAGACCAAGACGCGCAAAATGGTTACGCTCTTTGGTACTTTATTTACGGCGCCGCGTCGCAACTTGACCAACTTGACATTCTGACTAGAAACAATGTCGGTCAAGGCATTCACGTTGAAGCAAACTTTGGTGCTTATGCAACGTACGAAATCACAGACGTTCAAATTGCAAACCCTCTTGCACCCGGCGACACAACAATTACAATTTTTGGAACAGACAGCACTTGGTATGTGTTCCCAACAAATCAACCAATTCTTTTAGAGTTGGTCAATTCGCTTACTGGCGCCGTTGAAACAATTTCGGTCCCCGCCGGATACAGTGATTGGAACGCGCCAACAATCACCTTTACGGGTGTTACGCGCAACTATCCTACGGGCGGCGCCGGCCTATCCTGGCCCGCAAGCACAGGAGCAGACGGAAGCGTTTACCTTCAGGACTGGGCCGGCGCTCCCGGCTGGTCTCAAGCGGTTGACATTCAACGTTGCCCAAACTACGCCCTGCCTTGGCTTGCTCAATTTGTAGGCGCTTCAATCCCATCTGACACAACCATGAGCCGTCAGCAGATTGTCCAAACGATTAACTCCCTTGGTGGTTTTAATCGGGCAACCGCCGAAGCAATTACGCAACAGTTGATTCAGGTAATTAACTCCCAGTTGGTTTCAAGCGTTTCTCAGTTGTCTGAGTCGCAAGTAATCATCATGGAAAACACGCAATCAACCTCGTACGCAATTACGGGCGCTTCTGCAAACGGCACAACAGTAACTTACACGTGTGCCAACTCTCTTATTGCGGGTCAAGTTGTAACCATCTCGGGATTGTCTACAACAGCGTTTAACCTTACAAACGTTACGGTGGCGTCGGCAACTGCAACGCAATTTACGGTCACAAATTCAGCAACGGGAACAACAGTTACAAGCCAACAAGGCGCTTGTGCGCTCAAAGAGCCGTATTCAAACAGTTTTAATGCAATGACAATCTTGCTTCCATCTATTTATTTTTCGTCACAGTCGTATCAGACTTTGACGGCTGATGCCGGTGGCGCTTCTTCAACGTACTCGTCACTTCAAACGTATCTTACAAGCATTGGTGGTCTTTACTTTGACCTTCAGGGCAGCACCGTTGCAAGTAACAACTCACCGTACATCAACTTTATCTATCGTTACCGGCCTGCCGGAATGCAAATCTTCGTAGGAGGATACTAATGTCAAGTGGAAAGACAACGCGGGCCCAGGTTCCATACCCGGTTTCAAGCGACACGGCAAACGTTGCCTCTGACATTCAGAGCGTTGCCAACTTTATTGACAGCAACGTTCCGCTTTGGGCCACGACTTCGGACGGCTCAACGCCAACGCCTTCAGTAAACAGCACTGGCGGTGAATTCTGGTGGTGCGCGCTGGCAACATCTGCAAGTTACGGCCTTAATTACTACAACGGAACTTCGTGGGTCAATTTGGGCGCCGACTCCGTTTACGTAGGCACAACAGCCCCAACCGTGGCTTTCCCTGGTCAGGTTTGGGTCAATACCACTTACACCAACCCTTCTATTTCTTACTACAGCGGCTCTACTTGGATTACCGTTGTGCCCGGAACATCAACCAGAGGTTTGATTATGACCTCCGGCGCTGCCGGCCCTCAATACTCGTCTGCCGTTGCAGTTCAGGGTCCGCAGGGTTATCAGGGCGCAACCGGCCCGCAAGGTTCTACTGGCGCACAGGGCGCTCAAGGGTCGACCGGCTCGCAGGGCGCAACCGGCTCACAGGGCGCAACCGGCTCACAGGGAACCCAAGGAACTCAAGGTGTCCAAGGCGCAACCGTGCAGGCCCTCAAGGTTCAACGGGTTCGCAGGGCCCAACCGGCTC